ACCGTATCTATCTATCAGCCATTGGTAAAGTTGGCTTGCATAAGGCTTTTTAACACTTTTTCTTACATTACCAACAGCGTAGCCCTCTCTGAATGGAGCGGTGGCGACATAGGCAACTGGGATCCCTTCTTTATTGACAACAAAATGAAACTCATCGCCCTTGGAGAGTCCGTAAGTAATAATAGTGTGGCCTTCCCAGCTTTCTTCACCCTTCTTTTCGCCTCTATCAAACTTTGGACTGGCATAAAACCAGTCAATGCTTTGTTGGATTTGTTCTGGTGTGGTGGCAATATCGTCAAAGGCTTCTACCTCTTTGATATATTCTCGCCAGTTTTCCATCAGGAGTTTCATTTGCCTGCCCACCTTTTCCACCCTTCGCAAAGTTTACTATAAGAGGCATTTTCAGAAACCTGCCCTTCTGAGTCTTGTGCTCCAAATCCCAACTTTCGACCTGCCTCAAATTTGCCGGGGTTGGCGCGCCCTTGGTGAACGCGGGTTTTGTGGGCCGTTTTTAAGATAAACTCCGCAACTGCGTCGTAGAAGGTGTCTAAATTTTCATCAAGCCAGTCGGTATATGCCAGGCCCCGCTCATCGTCCATGGGTACCCTAGAAAATATAACTGCGGCGCCGAGTTCTCCGCCATTCTCTAGGTCAACAAGATATTCTGTGAATTCCAGCTGGACTTGATCTTTATAATCACCGTATAAATGAATCTCCGTCAACGAGAATTCAGATTGTTTTTGCATTTCCTTGGATCGGTCGTAAGCTAGTGGCCAAGTTTTATCAAAGGCATATTTGAGTGCTTGGCCCTTAACGCTGAGCGTGTTGAGATATCCAACGGTGTCTTTGAAATATTGGTCCCTCTCTGGAGAAGGGGTGTGAATTTGGCCGCCGGACCTGGGTTCAACTCGCCTGAGTTCTGGGCCACCGAGGGTTCTGAAGAGTGGCATTTGCACCACATATTCTTCTTTCTGGTAAAACTTTAATTTTCCTTTCTCGAATATCACGCCAAAATTCTCAAACTTGTTGAGATACTTCTTTCTGAATTGCTCCACCTTCCTGTCGTGTTCTTCGGATGTTGTTATGCCTGCTTCGCGCATCGCTTCCAGAGCCTCTTTCAAAATAGTATCATATGCATCTTCAACCGTCTGCATGCTTTCCAAGAAGGATTCAAACCCCTCTAGAGAGGTGTTTTCACCAGGGTCCGGACGAAATACAAATCGAATACTCTCCTCACTCGAAATGGCTTCGGACTCATCTGGATATATATAATTATCATCGGCAACTGATATGAAAATTTCTAGGATGTCATCCTTCCAATGGCCGAAACCCTGTTCGCCGCCCAGCTCGTCCACGGCGTATTTAAATTCTGGGAGTTCCCAATGTGCTCCGCCATCCCACCACATACCCTCTCCGTAATCCTCAAGAGTTACATAAACATTTGAAAAGTCCTGCGCGTTCAGCAGATCCTCATAGGCCTGCGGGTCTGGGCCGGCTGGATTTTCCTTGTTGTGTTCAGCTGATAATTGAAAAATGTCGGTGGCCTGATCCTGAAATATTTCAGCGAGTTCTTGCGCGACGTCGTCGGGGGGCTCGGTGTCGCGGCCCAAGTTGGATGCGAGCTTTTTGAGATTATCTGTTAAATTTTCTTTTTCCGGGTCGGAGTAGAATGTTTCCCACTCCATATAAACCTTCTCATAATCAGAAAACCATGCGGCGATAATATTTTTTGTAACGTACCTGAGAAATGAATCTTCTCTGACTTCATTATTTGGTCTATTCCAAATCTCCTCTGGAGCGTCATAATCCCAGTCCCTCTCATATACCAGAGCAACCTTTTTGCCATCAGTATCTTCATCAAGATTTTTCATATTGACTATATAAAAAGTTTTCCCGTCATCGGTGTATGATCGAAAATAATTCTGCCCCTTTGTTTTTGCAATGCACCACGGACCATACTTGGGTGTTCCAGTCCCCTGGCCATAGTAACAGGCCGCCTCCGTCGTATCGGGCCTCATCACCAAAAAATTATCATCCTCTCCTATTTTCGTTGATCCCTCCTGGGCACGCTCTCTCCTTTTTTGTCTTTTTCGCCTATCGCTCATCCCAAGATCCCTAATCGCCGCCGCAATATCATCGGCGGTTTTGTAGGTGTTGATATCTTTACTCTTCAATCTTTGAGAATTTGCATGGAATTTCCCTATAGCATCGGCTATGGCCCTGTATGCCTCGTATGACGCTTGGGCGACGACGACTTCGTCGTCTGGATGTAGGTGCCCACCACGGGCATCGCTTTGGGCTTGGGCTTTCTCGCGATATGGTTCTGTTATTTTCGCAAATTGCTTAATGGCCCACATTAAGTATTTATTATTTCCGGAAGGATCTCGTTCGGACATACGATCAATCCAATTAGGATCAATATGTTTGAACCTCTTTTTAACGTCCTCAAGGCGCCCCTCTGCAAGCAGCCGCCCTTCATTTAGGGTGGTCCAGCGGCGCAAGCCTTCAAAAAATTGCTTCATTTTCTATTCTCCGGCAGCTTTGATTCTAAAAATTTAATCAGGGACCTCACATCGGATCCGAGAGGCGGACGGATGGCCGGGAACACAGAGTGCAAGAACTGACCGAAGGAAGCCAAGAATAAGACAGACCCCATCTCAAAGGCATGGCGGAAATGCTCAAAATATCCCTCGTTAACGTCTCTTAGGTGACCCATCGTTATATAATTAGTTATTTTTATACAATAACTCCGTAATTTTTGAACAATAAGATTGAGGATCGCAAGAAAATAATTTAATAATTTCTTCAGGCGATTCGTGCCTGAATTCGAATCTTTTATCTTTTTTATAAAAGTTCTTGACATCTTTAAATATTTGTCTTTCTGCTGCCTCTATCTTGGGAGAATAATATCTGTAAATATTGGGATTATAAGTATCTCTGCCGTTGCGAGCACCCCTTATTCCAGCGTCTTTCATCATCTGCGTAATCTTAAACTTGGCCATCGTGTCCGAATAATCAAAATCATCTAATTGATCCTGTTCTAAACAAGATATCGCCACGAGATCCTTTCTAATTCTTTCTGACGTTTGATTTCCAAATCTATCTGACGGGTAGAAAATAACTTTCTGAATGAAGTCGTCTTCGGTCTCCAGCGAATTATGATTATGCTCCATACCGGATCGAACATGAAACCAATCAATAACTCTGCATTTTCCAACTTCCTGGCCCCTTGTGGGTGGCAAGCCTCGAATGTCCCTGTCGTCGAAAACAACCAACTTGTCAAATTCAAACCGACCCAGCCTAGAATTGCCGGTAACTGCCTTAAGCTTGTTGTCTTGTATACTAATAGACTCTGTTTTATCCGACATCGGCAACTGACCACCCAGAGAGAGGGAGGTTATAAGCCTTTGCCAGATGACTAGTCTATTCGGCTCCTCAACTCCGAGGAACGAGAAGTCGTACCCCCCATCAAATACATCAAACCCAAAGGGAACGCTGGACTTAGAAAAAATACAAGGCAAATTGTTATAATAAGAGTATAAAAGAGCACTCAGTCCTCCGCCGATGACAATAATTTCCTTTTTATAAATATGCTTATTGAGTTTCATCTTCCTGATTCAAGAGTCGGATGTGGCGATCAATAAAAAATCTTGCCTTTCTCAAATCATCAATTGGTTTTTCACTACCTTCCTTATATTTCACAATATATTTCAAAGCGTGGCCCAAATTATATCCAAGATCCCAAGATTTTATTATTTTATTAACTTCATAAGCATCATCGCTCATCTATCTTTTTTCCCAACATCTTATTGAGTTTTCTTTCCAGAATAATTTGTCTGTTTTTATTAACCGGTGACTCCAGAAGTTCTTCCCTCTCGATAAGTTCTTCACTGATCAATTCCTTAATTAAATTTAAAAAGTTTCTATTCATATTAAAGTTCTCCTAATCTAAAATCGCAAGAATATGATTTTCTAATACTAAATAGACTACTTCATTGTCAAATTCCACTTCTTCGATCATATGTGTTAAAACGATTGCCGAATTCCCAACCGAAATAGGAGGGCGGACGTCTGGTGCCGCAGCAAAAATTTCTACTTTTGAATATTTACTTTCGGGCCTGAAGGACCCCTCCGGCAGCGCGATTAAACTTTCGCTTTTATCCGCTTTCGGCTTTGAAATTAAAACATATCTGTTACATGGTCTCATCATATTATTATTCCTTTATGTCGATTTGTTGTTCTTTATTTTCCCTTAGGGCATTTAAATATTCAATGGGGATTTCACATGTACCACCAGCACATGCAGAATCTTGTGCAAAGTCAATATTATCTTCTTCTTCACACATTGATGTCCAATCAATATCTTTATATTCCTGAGAAAGTTTTTCCCAAAGTTTTAAATTATATATGTCCTTTAGACAATATGTCATTATCCTGACATTTCCGTTAAAATGGCTATCGGCGAATTTGATGGCAGAAGTTGCCCAACTGCGCTTGATTGGAGTAACTTTATCAAGTGGCTCTCCTATTCCAAGCAAGCAATCGCTGGCCGCCCACAAATCACCAGAAAATGCAAAAAGCGCGGACTCTATTATTCCAGAAGCGAAAAAGGAACCGGCGCCATACTCCCTCAAGATGTCCGCAGGATATGGAACGGCACAAAACGGAGCTTGGGGATAGTCTTTATCTCCAGAATTTGGAATTAAAGAAATTCCTGCAAAGTATTTCCTATTCTTATAAATGTAATCGGCTATCTCAGCCCACTCATTTTCTCGGACGTGAATAGTATTAGAAACATTATGACTTAACCACGGCTGAGCACACAAATCTTTATTTGTTCCATAGCGAACCCAATTCTGCTGTGTTAATTTCACGCTTTCCAACAATCTTGATGCATCAATTTGATTCTTGGTCTTAGCGCCGACTGGCACCTCACAGAGAAAAGTAATAACTTCTGTTACTCCATTCGGATCCCAGACGGACTTCTCAACTGCGCGCGGATTAAATTTTTTAAAGTGCTGAACTGGGTTTTCCTGTACGTTTGCCTGCACTCGGCGAAAGTATCTCTTAGCGTGGTGCGGGTGAATTCCCGAAGCGGTTCCAAGAATACAACTAGTTGAGCCGGCGGGTTTTACGCACGTCGTTCGCGCTGCCTGATTAATTCCAATCATAGAAGCAATTTCTTTATTAATATCCTTGACAATCTTTGCGCCAGCTCTTTGAACTTGCGGATTAAACAAGACTTCTGGGTTATCCATCATACCAGTGATTGAAACCCCAAGGAGTGATTCCCGTCTTGTAATCTTTTCGGTTGTTTCCCCCAGGTAGGGGAAATCCGTATATGCTGATTGAAGCGTGCCAATAATTGCTGCAGCGCGGCAAGCGCTGTGGAAACTTTCTGGAGTTTTTGCTTTCTTGCCATTGATTTCTGTCAAATTGCAAAATTGCCAACCGGACTTGCCAGTCTCAATATCTACGGGATATAGACCAATCTCAACACAAGGATTAAAGCCCATCTCTGTACTGTCGGCCCATACAAATCCTGGCTCTCCGAACTCACGCACCCAGCCCATTAGTCGGTTGAATGTCTCTTTCGAGGTTTTGTCGCGAATGAGGAGAGCACTATTGTTTGAGCGGCCGCGCTGGGGGTTTTCCACGAACCAATTGCCAGTCTTGGCGGTAGCCATTTCTTTATCGTCCGGGGAAAAGAGGGCTATTGTTGCGGAGCGGCGGACTCCGCCGGAGATTACTGCATCGGCAGCGTGCATAATAATATCATAAACATCAACAGGCTCAAGGCGTGTGCGGCTTGAGACTCCGAGCCTCTTTTCAAAAACTTCTCTAATTTTTTCAATGGACCTCTCTAGGCCCGCAGGGCCTGGAGCTTTTGATCCGGAACTGAGGGGGGATCCCGCAGGTCGAATTTTTGAATAATCAAAAACCACCCTAAAGCCGATATAATCATCAAAATCGGCATTGCCTCCAAGATAACTCGTAACTAGCACACCAATTGCATCAGCCCACCCCTCAATCGTGTCGGGAACCACAAAAATCTTACTGATTTCCTCTTCTGGGCGTGCAGCAAGAGGAATGGATGCCACATGATGTTTCTGAACTGAAAAGCCCACCCCACAGCCGCACAGAAGAAGATACATAAGCTCTTGAAATGATCTCGTTCGATTAATATGGCCAAAGGCACAATTATAAACGCGTGCGTTATGCTTAAAAATTGGGCGGCCGCCAAACTGCAAAATTCTTTGCGATCCAAGGACCTCTTTCTTTTGTACCGCTAATTCTGCCTCTTCAATAAAAGATAAAATTTCCTCATTATCCTTAAATTTTTCCCTATGCATGTTGAATACACGAGTAACCTGTTCTTTCCAGGTTTCGCGCCTCTTGTTCTCTGGCAAATATTTAGCATATTTTGCTATCCTAGTATAATCTTGAAGTGCACTTAACGACATTATTTTCTCCCCCCATCCTTTACTTTCTTATATAACGTTACTAATTTTTTCTCTTGTCTCTTCTTGGCTTCTTTTTTTACATCGCCGATGGTCTCCCCGGTAGATGTTTGAACATTAATTGTTACATTTCTGGTATCCATATAAATTGGATAAATTATACCATCAACACCATTCCTATTCTTAGCAACAAAAATACGTCCCGTGTTTGCCAATTTATCTTCCGCCGTTCTGGATATTGAAAAAATAAAATCTGCAACAAAACATTTATTAAAAGCCTCCGATATTGATTCCATTGTAATAACTTCAGCATTTAATCCAGAACGGTTCGTTTGAGATGCTGTCCAGACACAACAACCATGCGTCTGAGCAATTGCTCGAAGCTGTTCATAAATAGTCTCCAGCTCGTGTCTTTTCTCCCTTAATGTTGAAATTGGTCGTAATAAATCTCCGTAATCCACCAGAATCATATCGGGCTTGAATCCTCGGTTCACCAATTTTTCTAGATGATTCTTTAAGGTTTGGCAGCTAGCAGACTTGGTGGGATACTCTTTCACTATCAAGTTGCCCTCTATCATTTGAACTTTTTCATATATTTCTTCTTTAAATGCAGATAAATCATTGAGCGGAACATTTGTTATACAACTGTCAAAGCGTGACCCAACTACCGTTTCAGATAATTCTAGTGTATAATATACAACATTTTTTCCTGCCTTCATAGCTTGGGCGCCTATGTGAACGAGGGCCATACTTTTACCGGCGCCCGTTGGGGCAATGACCACCCCAAGTTCTCCCTGTCCCAAGCCCTGATGAGTTATCGCATCTATTTCCGCCCAGCCGGTGGCGATTGGATTTCTAGCTTTAAAAATAAATCTCTGTTCAAAATCTTTTACATAATCGTGTCCGAAATTTGAATCGGAACCAAGCTTGAGCGCCTCGTTTATAACCTGAGAAATCTCGTCAAAAGACGAGTTCTTTAATAGTTTTACAGATTTAAGCATTGCCTCTTTTAGCTTTTGTTTCCTACAAAAGTCTAAAGATGTTTCTATAATATATTCAGAATCTTCTATTGTAGTTTTAGATATTCTAGCAAAAAAATGCCTAATTTGTTGTTGGACAGACTCATTTTCGTTGGTCAATTCCGTTCTCAATATAGAAGTCATAATTTTTTCTGTCGGATGGACAGAATATTTTTCTCTATATTCCTTAACTAGCTGGACAAAAACTTGAAGATATTTAAGCTCCAGAAAATTAATATTCAAAACCTCAAACATCTGATCTGCAAAGGGCCTATTGACCAAGATCAGATGACACAAGGTTTCCTGAAAGTCTTTGCCATATTGGCTAAAGTCTTCCTTAGGCATTTTTCCCCCTATCTATTCTTAATATAACATACGATGCCCGCGATGTCAAGACTTATTTGAAATTCTTTTGAATGTAGTAAACAAGTCTGACGTATCCCAATTTCCGAAACCGTCTTCCGCCATGCGCTTAATTACTTCCGTCTTGTTAAACTGTGGCTCAAAATTATCAAGAATGTATTTTATTCTGCTTTTATCATCGATTGACATTGTCGGCGAGTAAAGCTGCATAATTTTATAATTTTCCTTAATAATATCTTCTGCTTCACATATCGAAGAGAAGGCCTTTAGACCCGTATTATCATTTTCACAAAACTCAATAAGTTCTGGGATTGTTACTGATTCTTCGCCGGCAAAGAATGGTAATCTTTTTGAAATGGTACCCAGGCCGACGCCCCTGACCCCAGGGAGGTTGTCGGACTTATCTCCCGCCATAGCACGAGCTAAAGCAAAATTCGTTGGGTGAATTTTAAACTCCTCCAGGATCCTCGGCTTGTTGATAAACTTCTTTTGTATGGGGCGATAAAGTACTGTTTCATCATCGCAAAGTTGAAAGAAGTCCTTGTCGCTCGAAACAATAATCTTTTCCCAGCCTGAATACTGCGGGGATTGAGCAACAAATGAGATGATGTCATCAGCCTCGACCCGATCAGCCATCAATTGGATGACGGGCATGAAGTTAAGCATCTCCATTAAGCGATATTGTTGCCAAACCTTATTCTGCATCTCCTCATCTTTTGTCAACACTCGGACATCGCGGTTGAGGCGAATAGGTTTTCGACCCTCCTTGTAGTTGGAGTTGACCTCTTTTCTGCGTAATGATCCGCCGGCGCCGTCCCAAGCGATGATAATCTCAGCCGGCTTCATTTCTCGACAAAGCTTTTGCAGGATTCCAAGAAATCCTTTATAGCCCCCGATTGGCTGGCCGTTCTTTGATAGACTCGGATTAACAATATATGCTCGGAAATATGCGTTTAGAGCATCAACTATCAATAACCTCCTTGATTTAGTCATCGTCTGTGCTTTTTTCAGCGGCCCTGAACACCATTAAATTATTATATTCTTCCATTATCTGCCCTTTTCTCTCATTTTCTGCTGTCATGTGCCAACTCCAAGCATATGTTTTTGTGATATCTTTTATTCTATGTTTTATTTTTTCAGCTTCTTTTTCAAATATTTGAATTTGATTTTCTGTCGGAGAACTTAATTCAAAGCCTAGATCCAACGCAATCTGTTGCAGTGCAAACAAATTGTCTTCCTGTGCTGCCTCCGACGCTTTTAAAAAGACCGATTTCCTATGCCTCTTTTCCTGCTTAGATAGATTAATTGACTTATCTGGATGAGTTACTGAAACCACCTTTTTATATAATTCAGCCACTTCCTTGCTTATTTTCTTTTTATCTATTTTGAAAATTTCCTCGTTGTCTACTTGAGGTGCCTCCCCTTTCGTGGGGGGAGGCACCTCGGCGTCAGGAAACATAATTTTAAGAGTCTTATTCTCTTCTGAATATTTCAAAAACTCTTCTTGGAATTTTTGTGTTGCGTGATTTTGCATGGTTTGGTGGTATTCCAAATCGGCATACAAAAATTTAAGCTCGAAAAGGAGCTTGTGATGCTTCATTTTTAAAATATCATCAGACATAATATAATATAGTTATGAATCTACTCTTCGGATTCATAAAAATCTTCTGCTTTTCCCTCGCGTCTCTCGAATTTATAAATAATTTCCTCATCTATAATCTGATAAACACGTTGGCGAAATTTATCATCTTGCATTTTCTCGACCCACTTCGCTGACTGGAATTTCTCTGTTGAGCCATCCTCGAAAACCATAGTATACCAGGCCCCTGACTGGATAATATTATCGGAGCCACTCACAGCATCGAAGAGTGACTCGTCGTCTTGGATAGCGACATCATTCCCGCCCCAAAGGATGCGGAAATTACATTGTCGCCCAGAGGTTCCGAAGCGAGACTTCTCTAATTTTACTTTGACCTCGGATCCAATTCGGAATCCATTATCGTCAAGTACGAAACTCTTCTTCGCTTTGCGGCCTGTGAGCCAGATTCGAAGAGAGTAGGCGTAACTCATAGCTTTCCCTCCTGGGGTCACATATGGGGTAGTCATCGCCTCAGAAGCAATTCTCGTAATATTTGTCTTCAACTGATTTAGGACCAACAGGGTCGCATCCGCATTTGCAATCTGAATTGTTAATTTTGACATTGCTCGTGCTAAAATTCGAGCCTTCATGGCCATTTGGGACATTGGGTCAAAGCTTCCCTGCACCTCACTCTCGCAGGGAGTCAGCGCTAACGAATCCCAGATAAACAGCATTTTATTGCCGGAGTCCAAAAGCTCTTCGATGGTTTCCAAAACAAACTCAACAGAAGTGGCCTGGATATATAGAAGCCTATCTAAATCACAGCCGGCATTTGCCAAAAAGGATGGGTCGATTGCAGACTCCGAATCAAAATAAACCACCTCAATGCCCTTCTTTTGAGCATTTGCTGCAATTTGTGCAGCCATATAGGACTTTCCTGTGGCCTCAAGGCCCGCGATTTCGACAACTTTACTTACTGGAATTCCTGCATATTTTCCTCGACAGATAATTGAATCAAGCCAACGAGAGCCGGTGGGAATCCATTCCTTCACCTCAGTTGGATTTTCTTCCTTGAGGTCGAAGGCGACATTCATACCGGCCTTTTTGTTGACAAGTTTTCTCATTTCTTGCATCGTAAGTTTGCCCGATGATTTTGTTTTTCTTGCCATTTATTTACCCCCGCATCCCATTTTCGAGGAGTTTGCGGCGCTCGGCCTGTTCCTTACGGCGCCGAACGTTTTCTTCATGCTTCTTCTGTTGCTTTGCAATCCTCATAGCCGTCGCTTTTAGTTTTCTCTTGGCACTTTTTCTGGCAAGTCGTGCGGCGCGTCGTTGTAAATATTCTTTTGTCATCACACTTCCTTATTAAAAAGTGAGGCACCTGTACCCCGTGCCTCCCTGCGGGCAGGGGGTATCCTATGTGGTGGTGTCTTCTTCTGGCGTGGTTGTTGTAGTGCCCACACCCACTAATTCAACTTCGAACTGCAGGGCTTTTCCCGCCAGTGGGTGATTTAAATCTACGGTCACCGTTTCGGTACCAACTTCGCTCACTCTTCCGAGCAAGTGCCTCCCGTCAGAAGTGGCCAGTGGCACTGGCATACCCTCTGTCAACTCCACTTCCGCCGGGAATGAGGTACGCGGGATTGAGGTCGAGGCCTCTGGATTAACCTCCCCATATGCCTCAGAAGAAGTGAGGTTAATTGTCTTTTTATCTCCCACTGCCATCCCTACGATAGCGTCAGAGAAGCCAGAAATCATTTGGCCACTTCCAATTTCAAATTCAATCGGGGTACCGCGAGAATACGAGTTATCGAATTCGGTACCATCTGTTAATGTGCCGCGATAATGAACAGAAACATTATCGCCAGTTGTAGCTGTAGTCATGGTTTTTCCTTTTTAAAAATAAGTGAGACACCTATAAACCCGTGCCTCCCTGCGGTGGGGGGTGTTAGTTTCCTGTCAACTCATTAAACGCAGCCACTACATCAGATGTAGTAGACGGCACTGAAACGTCTGCCTGATCAATAGTATCCTCCGATCCAGATAAAGACTGAATAAATCCGTCCAAAGCGGCTTGAACTTCCTCCTGTGTCTTCTTAGGAAAAAGGCTATCAATATTTGGGATGTTGTCCATCAGACGGGAACATTCCTCTTCTCCCCCTACGGCCTCGTCACAAAGTGGCGATGTGCGACGGCGGGGTGTCAAAGTAGTCTTTGGAAACTGGGCACCGGGTGGCTTACCATAAGTGAGAGTCAGATCGGTTCCGTCATCGATATCTGTAATATCTCCATACTCGGGGTTCAAAACCAAATTAAGGAGTGAGGTATATGCCTCTTTCCCATAGCCCCAGATACGGATTCCTTCTGATTCCTCACCACGGACCATAACTGGCGAAAAGAAGCGTTGACGAGGGCTCAAGTCTTTTGCGAGCTTCATCGTATCAGGATCCTGATTGCTGTTAAATTCTTTCCAGAGCTGGTCCTTAAAATTACAGATTGGACAATCCTCTCCGTGATTTTTGTTTGGACAAAGCAAGCCGCCCCTCTGATCTGGGCCCAAATTATAATGAAACCAATAATCCTTGA